AGCTACAGCGAAAGAGGTCTGTGGGATAACATCCGTGCTAACAAAGGTTCTGGCAAGAAGCCTACAAAAGAAATGCTAGAGCAGGAGCGTAAGATTAAAAAGAAAGCTAAGAAAAAGAAATACTACGCTGGAGGTAAAGTAAAATACCTAGAAGGTGGTCAAGTAAAGCTTGATAAGAACGGCAACGGTGTTTTAGATGCTAACGACTTTAAAATGTTACGTGGTGAAAGCTAAAAAGAAAACAGCAAAAGTAATGGTTGACGCACCCTCTGGATACCACTGGATGGACAAAGGAGGGCGCTACTACCTTATGAAGCATAAAGGTAAGTTTGTACCACATAAGGGAGCATCACTAAAGAAGCCTTTTAAAACTATTGCTTCACACTAATAGGTTCCTCACCAGCCATCTTGCGATAGAATCTAGATACAACTAGTCTACCATTTTGGCTGAGTGCGTACCTTACACGATAATTATATTTGGTTTCATCCCTAAACAAATGATCTTCTCTAACAGCAGACGGAGTAAGCTTATCAAAATGCTTATAGATATACCCCTTTTTAAGAAGCGGGTATACAAGCCTGCGTCCTATGTTTCTTTTCTCATACTTGTACTGACCGGCAATCCAATCCATCGTGAAGAATTCCAAGTCGTAGACGAAGATCATGAACCGCATCTCTTTATCTGACAAGTCATACCTAGAAAGCATATCGCTCATGACGATACTCCAGTTCTTTAGGTAGTTGTCTTTCATCCATTTTTCCTTGAGATAGGAGAAATCTCTGAACATCTTTGTTTTCGCTACTCTTCCCTTGGGCATAAGCCTTTTATTAAATTAGTATCTTTGTATAAAATTAACTAAATATACAGTTATGAGCACATTGGCTGGTCAAAAGATAAAAGATAAATACGGAAACCTACTACAAGTAGAGGGTGGTGTTACAACAACTACCAAAACAGTAGAAGACGGTACCGGAAATACAACAGCTTTAAAAGTTTCAAGCACAGAGGTTGAGATAGCAGGAACACAATCCTACACTAGTGCACCTACTACAGATAACTCAGAGACCACAGGCTTGTTTATAAACGCCAGCAATGAAGTTGTTAAGCGCGAGCTAACAGCAACAGCATTCACTACTGATGTAGCACCTTATCCAGAATCTGTTATTGGTTATGTAGATACACCAATTGTACTTACAGGAACAGGTCAAACTATTGCTTTTAATGCTGCAAACAATAGCACTGAAAACAGCAGTTACCACTTTGGGCAAGCGCCAGCAGACTTTGGTTTTGATCCCGTTTCTGGGACTTTTGAGAACAGAACAGGAGCAGCGTTTCCTGTCCGTGTATCTATAACAGCTGTATTGGAAGTCGCTAATGCTGTTATTCAATATGAATTGCAACGAGCTACTGGTGCTGGGGCTTTTACTACAATAAAGACAGTAGTTAGGGATAAATCAGCTTCAGGAACAAATCGTGCAGATTCATTCTGGGGGGTATTTATTTTACAGCCTACAGAAAAAATTCGTGTTCAAGCATTGGTATCCTCAGGTGGAGCAAGTATCTTACAGGGTACAGAAGTAGAAGTATTTAGAGAAGAAGCAGGTAACATTATTTAATATGAAGAATAACGAGAAAGATGCCATTCACGAAATCCAGGAGCTTATACTAGCAATAGCTGCTGTTGCGAAAAAGTACGACATCGAGGACTCGTTTATTTCTTGTGTTGCTGTTGGTTTTTTAGATATGGACAGCGCTTATATTGACGAAGAAGGTCAAGAGCGTGCTAATATGAACCTCTTATCATCTTTCTCTGTAACAGACGAAGAAGAATTAGACGATCTTCTTTCCTACTGTGTTGAAGCTTATCGTCAAGAAAGTCAACCAGACCCAGGAAGTATTGATTACTGGATTGACTTAGCCCGTAGAAACGGAGATATAAATTAAATAAAATGATACGTAAGATTATTATAGGGGAGAACCCCTTAAAAGCTATGGCTTATTACATAGGTCAGCGAGCTGGTGAATCTACTGTAGACACCATTATACTCGATGATAAGTACTTGCACAAGTACGGAAAAACACAATACCTTATTTACATTAAACACCCTAAAGATGGTGTTATGCTTTGGAAGTCCGTATTGGACATGCCAGTGCTTTTAGAATACGACTGTGATTTTTCGTAAGTTTGTGTTAGATAAATAACACTACTTAAATTTAATTAACATGAGATCACTGTACGATTTCTTCGTTAGAATGCCTAAAGCTTTTAACGATGAACTAAAGGTTGGCGATAAGTCAATATACCTAGATCCAAAATGGAATGAGTTCCAAAACAGAAAGATGTCTGCTGAGGTCTATGCGGTTCCAGAAAAATACGATACTGCTGTAAAGCCCGGAGACACTATCTACTTCCACCACCATGTTGTTATATCAAATAACGGTAAGGGTCAGCTCGTAGAAGACGACATTTACTTTGTACGCTATGACCCTTATAACAGCAGAAGCACACAAGCTTACGCTTATAAGTCTCAAGATACTGGTGAGATACATCTGTTGTCTGAATGGATCTTCCTAACTCCAGAAGAACAGCCAGATGAAGAAGTTACTGAAAGCGGCATTATTACAGAACTCAAAAAGCCAGAATACAATATGTTTGGTTATGTTCTTTACGATTCGCCAGCTGTACAACAACTCGGACTAAATAAAGGTGATAAGGTAATGATTCATAAAAATACCGACTACCTAATGGAGATAGACGGCAATGAAGTTTACCGCACGCATATAGATCATATTTACGCAACTGGATTCTAATGGGACGTAGAAAAAAATTTGACAGTGTAAACGCTGGCGAAGAGCTTCTACATGCTATGTCTATAGCTATTGAAAACATTACAGAGGAAATTAAAAAACCTGTAGACAAAGAGCTTAGTGGTAGCCAGCGTAGGTCAGAGCTGCAAAGTATAAAGCAATCGGCAATAGATGCTAAGGAGCTTATAACAGAATATCAAAAGCTCGAGCAGATGCTTAAAGAGCTGAAGAAAACAGGTCACATAAAAGACGAGGTTGACTACAGCTCAGGCTTTAGTGAGGAATTTGCAAAGAAATAGATGGCTGGATTAGTAAACATAGAGGGTATTGACGAGCCTGTAGTAAACATATGCCCACAGGGTACTGGTGGTGATGTCATTAATATATCTGATGTTTACGTGCAGTTACCTGCTGTTCCTGCAAAAAAAGAGATACTCTTTAATAATCTTAAAAAAGAAGAGCAGTACTGGCGCAGGATAGAGCCACCTGTAGATCTAATGAAGATTAGGTCGATGGATGAGTGGAACGATATGCCGAAACCGTTTAAGGAAAGGTATACAGAATTTATACGCAAGGAGTTTGAGAGACGTAGGAATGGTGTGTGGTTCATGAACAACGGTGAGCCCACCTACATTACTGGTCACCACTACATGTTCTTGCAGTGGTCTAAGATTGATATTGGATATCCTAGCTACTTAGAGTTTCAGAACCGGCTGTCACGACATTTTGTTGCTTGTGAGCATGACCCACGGTCCATGGGGCAGGTCTATGTAAAGTGTAGACGTTCGGGGTATACGCAGATGTGTTCGGGCAATCTATCGGATGAAGGAACCCAAGTTAAAGACAAGCTACTCGGTATTGTATCTAAGACAGGTAAAGATGCCCAGGAGAATGTCTTTATGAAAAAGATAATGCCGATATACCGGAACTATCCATTCTTCTTTAAACCCATTCAAGACGGTACAACTAACCCTCGTCAAGAGCTTGCGTTCCGAGAACCATCAAAGCGTATTACCAAAAACAATAAAACAGCAAACAGAGGCGAGGCTTTAGATACGATCATCAATTGGAAGAACACTACATCCAATGCTTATGATGGTGAGAAGTTACACTATCTGTTTCTTGATGAGGCTGGTAAGATAGAAAAGCCCGAAGATATTACCGAGATTTGGCGAGTACATAGAACCTGTTTGCTTGTGGGTCGTAAGATTATAGGCAAGGCAATGGTAGGCTCTACTGTAAACCCTTTAGATAAAGGTGGTAGGAATTTTAAAAAGCTGGTATACAACTCAGACCCTACAGAGCGCAATGCTAACGGTAGAACAAAGACTGGTTTATACAAGATATTCATACCCTCTTACGAAGCCTTAGAAGGGTTTTTTGATAGATACGGAAATCCCGTTATTGAAGATCCGGAAGAGCCTATACTAGGTGTAGATAACGAAATGATTGAGATAGGTGCTAAAACGTTCTTAAAGAATGAGCGTAAGGCATTATCAAACGACAGCTACGATCTTAACGAGGTTATACGTCAGTTTCCCTTTACTATGGATGAAGCATTCCGTGACTCCACTAAAGCATCTACATTTAACATAGCTAAGATATACGAGCAGTTAGAAAACAATATGGATATGTATCCTAACCCTGTGGTTAGAGGAAACTTTGTTTGGGAGAACGGAGTTCAAGATACTAAAGTGATATTTAGACCCGATGCTAACGGCAGGTTTAAAGTGTCATGGATGCCGCCTGAAGATATACGTAATAACATTCTATTAGCCTACGGAAAGAAAACTCCAGGAAACTCATGGTTAGGTGTAGGTGGTGTGGATAGCTATGACCTTGATGCTACTGTTGATGGTAGAGGATCTAAAGGTGCACTTCATCTGTACAATAAAGTAAACATTGAGCATCCCTCAAATATGTTTGTTTTAGAGTACGCCTCACGCCCTCCATTAGCTAGAATATTTTACGAGGATGTTCTTATGTCTGCTGTTTTTTATGGGTATATGATTCTCATAGAAAACAACAAGTACGGTATTGCTAGGTATTTTGAGAATAGAGGTTACGATGGATACCTCATGGATAGACCGGCACACTTAGGTGGTGGCTCACGTAGCGCTACAAAAACAAAGGGTATACCTTCCAACTCTCAAGACATTATTCAAGCTCACGCCCAGTCTATAGAGGCGTATAT